TAGATATGATGATTCAAGTACCTTGCCCTATCGCAAAAGGCTAAGTCTTCACCCAGGTCCTTTTCAGGGCAGAAACAAGTTCCATATTTCATCTGCACATCAAAGAGAACATCTATGGTCATCAGACAACAAGCCATTCCGCACCCGGCTATCTCAAACACTCCTGAAGGATAATCTGAATATCTTTCGACGGGATGCAACGACTTGAAAAAGCATGGCATGTATGGCTGCCGCCTTGCGTGACAAATCGCCGTTACAAACTTCTGCCCGGAAAACATCAGATCTTCCAAAAGATCGTCATTGAATATCATGTCCGCATCTAGCCAAAGAACATGCGTGAAGTTGCCGTCAATAGCATGATGAACCAGCTTGTCACGGGCCGCATAGACCAAAGTGCCTGACAAGATTTTGACTTCAAAATCAATGCCGTCATCTTTCAGCCTTGCAACCAACTTAACAAGACAGTCCATAAAATCGACATGAATATAATCAAGTGCCGGGATGGCTATTAGTAATTTCATTTTTTTGTCGCTTTCTTTTTAGGCGGTTGGGCCTCGACCGCCGAACCTGTGGAAATCAAAAAGGACGCTTCAGCCGGGGTCACTTCAACCACGTCCCCGGCTTTATGTTTAATCCGTGCGTCCCTTGTAAGAACTACTTTCATCAGGTGGTCTGTGCCTGCGGTTTAACGATATTAACCAGACGGCCCGGTCTGGTGATCTTGTGTGCAGCGTACTGTCTGCCTACGATCTTCACAAGGTCTTTCTCAGCAAGCGTGGTATCGTCATATTTCAGCACGATGCCGTCACCTTCCGGGAAATTGTACTGAAGAGCGGACAGGTCACCAACGATGGCATAAACATTTGAAGCGGATGCCGCATTATATGCCGGGAGTGCGGAAGTATAAATTCTAGGAAGTCCTGCAAACGGATCAACCGCAAAATTCCCTGCTGCATATGCCTTGGTAAATTCGACTTCGGTAAGGCGGTTCATTACAATGACCACATTAGAAGCCTGATCGGACAGATGCGCCGCCGCTTCTGCAATAGTGGTAAGTTCCGGTGCTGCGACAACCTGCGGAACGCCGATTGCGGAAGAGCCGTTCTGTGTCCCTGCGCCCGTGATGTCTGCAATACCCAGAGCCGCCGCCTTCTTGACGATCTGATAGGTGATTTCATCGGTGATATACCGCACGAATTCTTCGCCGCCCATGGCAACCACTTCGTCAGAGATGGTAATCCACTTCTTAATGTTCTTCGGGATCAGTTCCACAACGCCAAGAGTCAGTGACTCTTCGGTCGGTGCGGTCGTTCCTTCGGTATGCTCATATGCCGGATCAGCAGACAGCTCGAAAGCAACCTTAAGATTGCCACGAACGAATGTCCTGCGGACTCTGGACATGATCGGATCATTTTCCCATGCGGTCTGAACGCCGCTTTCCAGAATAACCGGGATCGGCACAGTGCCAGATACCTGCGTTGTCAGCAGCGTACGGCATTCTGTATCATTTCCTGTCATTACATAATTCTTCCACGCTTCACAGTATTCTGCGGAAGACCGTACTTCCTCATCGGTCTTTACTGCCGGGGCCGTCTCAAATTTCTGCATAACGGTTCCTTCTCCTTTTGCAATGCTGGCGCGGATTTCTGCCTTTTTTGCTGCATCCGCTTTTCTGGTTTCCAGTTCTTCCTTGATGCTTCTGGCCTCTGCCTCAAGCACGTCAAGGTCAGCCTCAGGCGCGTCAAGCTCCGTCACGATCGCGGCGCGTCTTTCTTCCAGCTGTTCAATGGTCATTTCTTTCAGATCCATCTTTATACCTCGCTTAAAATTCTGATTTTCTGTTTCTTGCGCTCAATCTCAGCTTTTGCGGATCTGACACTCTCCAGTGATGTCTTTGCACTGTCCAGTGCTTCAGACATGCCCCTCTGCTGAATTGATGTTTGTGTATATGCAGGGAATGTAACAGCCGACACCTCAAACACCTTAGAAATGCTTCTGATGTGTCTTGTTGGGTGATCGCTGTCGATATCATCCCATGCGTCCTTATCTGTCATGAACATGAATGACATCCCGGTAATGTCTCCACGCCCAACGGCAGAATACAGGCTCTTTGCGTCAGCGTTGTTTTCAATGTCCAGATCAACCCTGATCGACATACCGGCACCCGGCACAACTTCCATCTGCATTGTGCTGTTGGTGTTGTTATTCCGGCTCCGTGCAAGCGGTATCATGTCGGTGTTATGGTTAACCAAAAAACGGACATCCTTTAGATCGGTGTCCGTCAACGCTCCATCATCTATGATTTCGTCATACCATCCCATGTCCGTTCGTTCATTGTACACGATCGGCTGACCGGTCAGGAAGTGGCCGTGTTCTTCGTTCTGTTCGGCGCGCACCTCAAATTCAAACGTCCTGATTTCCTTGCTCATTGTTACCCTCCACTTTTTCATCTGCATTCCAGTATTCGCCCCTGATGATGCGAACATCGCCATTCTCAACAGGCGGCAGATTCCATATCTCGCGCACATCATTGATTGACATGATGCCCCGGTCAAGCATCTGACTGCTGACGTTCAGTTTGTCGGCGTTGGAAAGATACTGAAGCCGGTTTGCGGTTGCCATGATCATGTTCCCCTGTGTCTGTTCTCTCAGCGTGAAAAACATCTTTGTCATGACCTCGGAGAACTGGATGGCAAAAGGCTCAATCGCCCCCTCATAGAATGCCGTCCAGGCATCGCCAAACGCTTTATTGGTCAGCACATCCTCATTCACGCCGAAATACTCAAACACATTCGCCCGGATGATCTCCATCTGCTTGTCATCAATGACCCATGGCTTGACCTCGATCTGTTTCAGATCCGTGTATGTGTTCGGGAACAGCAGCAGACCGCCGCCCTTTGCGTCCTTGCTGAAGTTCTCCTGCGTGAACCGCTGACGTTCTTTTGCCAGATCCTCCGCTTTCGTGAAGTTGTTCACACGGGCCATAAACCGATAGGATGCCGCCGACTTCACGCCCTCCTCAATGCCCTGATTCTGAATGTGTATCAGTTCCATAGTTGGGAAAAGCGCATGGTTGTCCTCGCCAAAGAAATCATTTTTGTACTGGTATTTGGTCATGATTCCACAGTACGATAATTCAATAGCGGCCTTCTCATTCCATGAAAATTCATAACGCAAATACGGCACATCATTGTAAGACACGATTTCGCACCGATGCGGAACCGGCGTGAAGATGCCGGACGGTTCCCCGTACTCATCATAAACAGGCACGATGAAAGCCGTGTTGTGGATGTCCAAAATCGTTGAAAGACGATACAGGAACTGACCCCATGTTTGAAGCTGGTTAGGCCCGTGTTTCATTTTGTTCTGGAGTGCAGGCCGTGCCGACCCGATCATCTGCACATCCAGCTTGCTGATGTGGGTTGCTCTCGCATTGATTGCCGCCCGGATTAATTCGCTCTGGTATACTTCGCCGCCGAACTTGGTAAAGTGCGCTTTATGCCCGTTGATCATGACGAAATTGTCCGGGGCTCTGTCCGGCTCTTTTGGGCGGTTCTTAAAAAGAAAATCAATCAGTTTCATTGTTCATTCCTCAACTGTTCCCCGATCTCGGAAAACCATTTTTGCCGCACGGTCATCGCATCCAGAAGTGCAGCCGTGCCGTCTATGTGATCTGCCGGGCGAAGCTTCACAAGCTTGCCCCTGCCTCTCTCCGTGCTCATCTTGATTGCGGCGTTTAGCAGATGGATCTTCAGCAGATCATTGTCACCTATATGTATTTTTCTATCTTCCATCAGGCCTTGCGTCTCCTGAATGACTGGATACAGGTTTTCGCCCTGAAAAACGTCATCCATGTGGAATCCATATTGTTCCATATCCTTCACGAGATACTGAGCGGAATATCTGTCATAGCCGACTTGCAGAGGGAAAATCTGATATTTTTCGATCAGATCCACGTACCATTGATAGCAGTCATGATAATCAACGTAGTTGTCACCAGACGGCTGAAGCAATCCGCGCTGGATATAAATGTTGTATGGCACTCCATCGCGCTGTGTGGCTTCGTCTATCTTCTCAGCTGGAAGAAAGAACTTCGCGAACACATATAGTTCTTTGTTCTTTTCGATGATCACACAGCAGGCCGTCAGATCTCGTGTCTGTGACAGGTCGATGCCGCCAACACAATAACTGTTTTTGAAATCCTCAATGTTCAACGCATCACCGGATGCATCCGTGACAAGGTTTGCAGGTAGCCATGCTAATGAACTGTTCTGCTTAATGTTGCAGTATTTGGTCAAAAACTCAGCCTTTTTCGACAGCGAACCCTCTGCAACAGCTATCTCCTCAAGCAGATAATC